GTAAACGCAGCCCCATCTATTTGTTTAACTTGTAAAACACCTCCAATAGATATATTAGTTATATAAAAAACAAATAAATAATTATTACCATTAATAGAAGTATTTTTTGGAATTATTACATCTACTATAGCACTTGAAGGATTAATTTCTACTAAATCTAAATTATTTATAATAGTATATACATAATTATTAACTCTTGTTTCAGTTGAAACTACATAAAGACTATTTACATCACTAATTTTTAATTTTTTATCTCTTATAAATGACCAAATTGCAACATTATTTTGATAATCGAATACTCCACTAATTCCAAAACCATCAACAGGAGTATCTTGATTTTCAAAATTTCTTAATTCATTTTCTGACCATTGATGTAAACCTCTAACATCACTTAAAGATATATATCCATCTTGAGCAAAACGACAAATTTTTCTTTGATTTACTTCAATCCAGTATGCAGCTTTTCCAGAACTAAATAAACTCCATTGATGTTGATTTCCAAATTCAGTATTAATATAATCAATACCATCTAATTTTTCACCTATTCCAGTTGTAAGTGAGCCTTGATTAGCAGATTCAATTAAAGCTCTGTCAGAAGCTCTTAATCTACCAAATGCACTTTCTTGAAATGAATATATTTGATTGAAAATAAATATACTACTTGTTATTTCTCCATACTCACCATTTAAATCATCAAAATCATTTACTTGAAATATTCTCCAACTATCTATTTCATCTCCATAAAATTTACTTGGTGTATACCTCCATCTTACAGGAAAATGATCTACAGCATTAAATCTTAATGGTTTTGGAGCATACAGCATTACTGTTTCTTCATAAAATAATACTGAATTAATATCAAACTCTTCTCTTAATTCAGATTCAGCTGCATAATAAATTCCATCTGGCCATTCTGTTCCACCTACTTGTAATTCTTTTTGTGGTCTTAAACCTACATTACTAAATATTGGTTCTTGTTGAGATGGAGCATTTCTTAATGGATGATGTACTCTACTTTCTAATGGGTAAAGCTCTCCAATACCATATTCAAAAGGTGTATTATTCCAATTAAAAGGATCTCTCATTCTTGGATATAATCTTGCAAACCCCATATAATCTAATATACAATCACCACCCCAAATTTCTATACCATTGAATATATCTGTTGCTGGCATTCCCTGAGCATCAAATGTTGGATTATTAACAGGTTGAAAATGTCCTACACTAAAAAATACAGTTCGTTCTAAAGATGATCTTGATACTCCACCATAAGGATTATTATTTGGTCTTAAATAATTCATTATCCAACTACCCATATATGTATCAGACGCTAAATCTAAAGTAGGATTTTGAAAAAATGGATTCCAAGGTTTAGCAACCCCACTACCATCAAATGGTGTAAAATCACCATGTTTAATAAATACAGAATTTCCTTTCCCCCATGCTTTATGTTGTTTAAATTTTTCATAACCCATGTGAAAACCATTATCAAATTCAGTAGTATTATCTAAATCTAATCCTGGTTCATAATTATCAACAGAATCTCCTAATCCCATATTAATTAAAAAACTTACATTTGCTTCAACTCCATGGGCTGGATATGGATCGTTTATTGTTGCTGGTAAATCTGCATAACCTTGAGAATCATTTTTTGTTCTATATAATTTTCTTACACCTTCTCTACCTCTATCAGCACAACAACCACTATCATCTTCCCAAGTAAAATATTGATTTAAATAATCCCAACACCCTGAACCATCATCTTCATCTCCAACACAATCATGCCCTACTTGATAACAAGTACTTACTAATTTTATTCTATCAGCTGTTTGTACATTTGGTAATTGTCCATATCCAAAATCTAAATCAGTAGGATAAAAAACAGAAGTATTTGGTCTTAATTCATATTCACTTCCAGTAACTATACTAACAGCTGCGTTTAATTGCATATCTCCTACATTAGTAATAGTAGAAGGATTAGCACCGTTAGTTATATCATACCACCTATCATGACCATAAGGAGCTGGTCTTGTAGTATCATTTTCTTTCACACAAGGCATAACTAATCCTTGCATTAATATTTGAGGTTCGCATTTTGCCCTTACAATCATAAAGCCACTAATTTGACTTTTAACTGTAGATATATCAATACCACCTACTTTGATTCCCATTATTCTTAAATAAGATACAGCTGTATCACTACCACTTAAACCATTAATAGCATCATCATCAAAATAATCTCCAAAATTACATGTTGTCCAAGCTCTTTCTGCTAAAGTAACTACTGGAACAGCTACTGTAGATCCATCAGATTTTAATCTTGTTGCATTATAAGTATTACTATATTGCTCTGGTGTTTCTAAATCAAATAAATGATATACAAAACTTTGATAACCTAATAAATCAAAAAATACAATACCATAACGATATGTTTCTCCTCTAAAATATCCTTTATTTAAATGTGAAATTTGAGTTCCTTTATAATTAGAATATTCATCAATTACACTATAATCTTCATTACCTCCTGGTTGGTCGTGCAACATCATTGTAGAAGTACTATTTGCAACTACACTTTGTCTATGTATTGGTGGTTTTGAACCTACACCAATTACATCTCTTCCATCTTCAAATGATGCAATAGACCATTCATCTGATCTAATATTTTTAAAATAAGGAGTAACAGTTATATTTTCTAAAATAGCTTCTAAATCATTTAATTCAAATGAAGATTCAATAGTATTTCCTAAATAAAGACTTTCATCTTTTATATTAATTGTTTTTGCAGCTCTAATACCTTGAAAAAAAACTGGCAACTCATCTATTAAAATAGGTTCTCCATCCATTGTACTATCTACAAATGTCATTGTAGTACCATCTATAGGAGTAATTTCAAATATTGCAGCTTGTGTAGGTATTGAATCAGTTTCTAAATAAACATAACAAACCTCTATTTCATCATATCTTTGGTCAATTCCTTTAATTTCTATTTCAATAGCTTTACCAGTATCAATTCCACTTCCTTCCATTTCATATTCCCAAGGATTAGAAGCTGTAACTTGATCTGTTGTTAAAATAACTGGATTAGTTAATGGTTTCCAAGGAGTTCTATATCCTACATTTGTAACTAACCTATATGTGTATTGATAAGAACCTGATAATTTATTACCACCACCAGAAATAGTTTTATTGTATTTAATTAATCCCATATTAAAACTACTCTGTAAATTAATGTCGTGAGTAGAATTAGATAAAGGTGTATAAGCATTTAAATCATTTTCAGGTAATGTATTATCATAAGAAAAAGTATATGATCGTGGTTGATTACTATTATTTTTAACACCATCTACCCAATAAGCCCTAAGTAATTTATCTGTTTCATAAATAAAACGTGCTTCTATTTGATTTTTAACATTAAAATTTAACAACTCACCATTAGGGTCATTAATGTCATTAAACATTGTTCTGTATTGAGAAACACCATTTTCATTTATTATTAATAAACCGATTTCACTATAACCAGAAACTTCATCTGTAGAAAAAATTATTATTAAATTACTCTTACCTGTCCACCCTATAGGTTTATAATTACTTCCAGCTAAACCACTATCATTATCAGGTTTATAATTTATACTTAATTTATTACCTCTTTCAGTTTCCCACGCATATGTTCCATCTCTATTGTATAATAACCTACCATTTAATCCATATCTAAATGAAGAATTAGGTTGATTTAATTTATCAACATCCATACGCATACCATCTTGAAAGGTATTCATAGTTCTATTTTTGCCAGATTGAGCCATTAAAAGAAGTTTTTATTTCGTAATGGTAATACTTGAGCCCACATATTAGATAACTGTCTTAATTCAGTTTCTCCAGGCATTTCATCATCTCCACGCGCTTGACCACAAAGCCAAAACCATCTTGCTTGCATTTCTTTATATACATTTTGAGGTAATTTACCAGCGTAATAATCTCTTGCCTTATACATATACATTAAATAATGCGTAACTGCATCTTCATGTAATTCATTAATTAACGGCCACCCTTCTTCATCTAAATCTACTCCCCAATACGCAATTCCTACTTTAGTATCGTCTAATTGATTAAAATATAAATAACCATTTTCCATAGTAAATTTACTTGCAAATGAAGTAAATGCACCAGCTGTCCCCCAAAAATTAACTCCATTATCACCTGATGCACTACTACCAGTATTTAAATTGTTTAATTGTAATTCAGATAAATTATTAGATTGAAATTTTATTGTATTATTATCTCCTTGTTCAATGTTACAAGAAGAAGGTAATCTTCTGTTTTGCAAAACCTTAACCTCAATAGTTCCTCCTAAACTGTCAGTAAATGGTGTAATTTGCATTGTTGTTAAATTATCATTAGCAGTTAAATTTAAAACACCTCCAGAAGCTACAACAGAATATCCTAAATTAGATACAGCCATAAATTGAGATTCAAAAGCTAAAGCTATATCATTTAAAGTATCTCCACCAACTACAACATAAGAAAATGTATTTACTGAAATAGTTCCATTTCTATTAGCAGATACTGTTAAATTAATTATTTCTCCACCTATATATGTTCCAAAAAATTCTGTAGATAAAACATTAGGTGCTCCTGGATCAAATGGTTGATAGTTGCCGCTTACAAAATTACTGTTAGAATCAGCAACACCTGTTTCAGCTCCTTTATTCATAAGCCTAAAACTTTGTGTTGACATATCTAAAATATTAGCTCCTTTTTTTACAGCTATAAGTGTAATAAAATTATCTGGTAAACATGCTCTTCTTTCTTTTATATCTAATTCACATTCAAATCTTCTATAAGCTCCTTCACTTCCAATTTTCATTTCAGCATCTACAGCCCATCGAGCAAAATCATCTATAACATTATTAACATTTCTAATTCCTAAATTGCCAATAACATTACCTATTATTGTATGTATTGAAACTTTATTGTTACTCATTTTATTTTATTTTTTGTATGTAACTATTTGATGCATTTCTACCATATCTTAATAAACTATAATCTGGATAATCCATTTCATCTTCTATTACACCTTTAAATAATAATCTTTTCCATTTTGGAGAAACCTTTAATCTATAATGTCTATATTTTTTTGGACAATCCCAAAATACAAAATAAAAAAAACCATCCGTTTTATTGACATTTAATTCAATTTTTTTACGAATGATTTTACCATCAATCTTTTTAAAACTATATGTACTTGGATTATAACGCGTACACAACGTTTTTACTACTTTAAGCCAACCGAATTTATTTAGCAGAGGATAGGTATATCCTTTTATGATTTGTCTAAAGACAATGCTAAAATATGAGCGTATGATGTCACCATATAGTCTGTAACCTATATTTTTAACATTAGTGCGACCTTTGTTTAATTTAGATATATCTATATTTACATCTTCCTTTGACCTTAAATATATACCATATAATGTTAAAGCACCATCATTGTCCTTGCTCTTGATAGTTTTGTCTTCCATCGTTTAACTCGTCATTGACTGCATTAATTGCCATGTTTAATTCAGATTGTAATATGTTTTTAGTAATTGGCTCATACATACGCATTGGTATTGGATAAGGATCATCATCACTATAACATTTTTTATCACAACCAGGTGCAACATAGTTGAAAGCCTCTCTTGGGTCTTCAAACACACCTCTAATATTAATATACTTTAAATCAAGATTTTCATTTGTAGTGGTAACATATAATGTATTACCAATTAAATATGAACGATCAAATTTATTACCAAATCGTGTAGCTCTTTTAAATTTAGAAGTATCTGGATAATCTAAAGCAATAGGAGTTTGTTTGTCAATTAATCCGACAAATAATAAACCTCTATTGTTTGGTAAATCAACTAATTTAGGAATATCTACTTTATAAATATTACAACCCCATTTGACACATTCAGGGCAATCAGAATCAGCTTTATCAACTTCTTCTAAAGGAACAACACCTAAATCTTGTACTAATTGAGGGTCAATTAATTTACCAGCATTAGTAAACTCAAATATTAATTTAGCTCTGTAACCATTAATCCAGAACTTAACCATACTGATTTTGATGTTTTCATCATCTGCATCACTATTTCCAGCTCTACCAATGTTACGAATATTATAAGCAAATTCATTTAAAGTTGGCATACCAATTCTTTATAAAAGGGAGTAACACTAAGATTACTCCCTATAATTTATAACTATTCTTACTTTTTAAAGAGCGTCAATTAACGCTTTTAAAGCAGCAGCTCCAGTACCACCAGTAGCACTAAAGAAATAAATCTCAATTGATTTCTTTCCTTCCATATCAATGAATGGTTGTGCAACAGTTGGTCTGTATTCAAATCTGTACGTATCATACGTAGCAGAAAGAATATCTTCAGCTGGAATCCCTTTGTCTAATAAATCAGATGGTTGCCCTTCTGAAATAGTAGCTGCAGTAGCTACAGAAGTCAAAGTACCAGCAGCCGAATTAGTGTAAACTGTAACATTAAGTGAATCAGTATCATCACTTTTTAATGCTATAGTTACAGCCGGTGCAGCAACAGCTCCAGTATATGGAGTTTCACTTTGAAGTCCATCTGCTTTTATTTGGTTTCCAATTGATTCTGAAACACTATTTAAAGTGTCACCAGGTTGAACTGTGTAATAATAACTCTTTCTCCATAACTGACGAGATGTTGCACTGCTAACTACTGTTACAGTAATATCATCTCCAGCTACAAATACTCCACCAAATGTAATTACATTCTGAGCCGCTACACCAGTAGCAGCTGCAATAACTGCCATTGTTGGTGCTTGTCCAGAAAGTGAATTTGTTGGAACATTGAAAGAAGGTGTTATGTCTATCATGCCCGCTGTTAAAGTCGGAACATGAGCTTCAGCGTTAAACGCTATGTAGGATCTACCTATTTCCATTTTTATTTGTATTAACTATTAAACTTTATCTCCAAGTCATTGAACTACGCTTAGGTAACTTTCTATGAAATTTAACTAATCCAGATTTATCTTCTACTTTAACTTCTAACTTTTTAGCTTTAGGTTTTGATTTTTTAACAACCTTTTTAGCTATTGGTTTTGGTTTACTTTCTATAGAAACAACTTCTTTACCAACTATTAATTTTAGTAATTCAGCTTTTGAATGTTTTTTGACATTCTTAATTTCTATTGCAGAAGCAATCTTATGTAATTCTACTACTTTTTTTGTACTTAATTCTTCTATCTCATATGTTTTCTTTTTTGTCATAACTTATAATTTTTATTGACCTTGTTGCTGTATTTCATTCATTTGTACTTGATAATTTTGATCTTGAATTGTCATCATCATCTTTCTAACTGCAATATTTACTAACTCTTCATGTGTACTAACGGGTAGTTCACTATTTGTAGGAACAGTAATACTTACATCTACAGGTCTTTTTAAATAAAACATATTTACACTTGATGGAACATTAGTACTGTGCACCTCAAGGGTGTCATTACCAGCTCCATCATTATATTGTGTATATCCTATATTTTCATCAGTTGTTTTATTCCAAGGATCCCTTTCGGCACCAGCGAAATCATCTAACTGTATAGGATGAATTGGTTCTATTCGTGTACCTGTAGGAACACAGCTGTCGGTTATATATGCTTGTAAGCTTAACACATAAAGAAATTCACTAATCGATGTTAAATTAATTATATTAACTCCAGTATAAGTTACCTTTTTAACAAGAGGTAAAAGTTCTTCTCTTCGTTTTTCAATGGCTTCAAATTGCGTGTACCTTGTTTCCACAAATTCAATCTGAGCAAGATTAAGATAATTATCTTTTTCTGTCGGATTAAACCATGGAGCATCTGCTTTATCTAAAAGCAAATCAATTGTACTATGCATTTCGGCTATTGTCATTTCTTAGAGTTTACTTCTTTTCTTATTTGAGGTAATATGTCTTTATTCTCATTAAACCATTCAATAGCATACTCTAATGTTGTACCCATTTTCTGTTTTCCGTAAAAATATACACCATCTTTAACCATAAAAGTATTATTAGAAACTCCTTTTTGTAAAAGTTCTCTCAAACTTCTTTCAGGATTTTCCCATGCTTCTACAATTTTTTGCGCCCCAGTCTTACCCGTTGGGTCTGACTCTTCAGCTAACATATATATTTCACGCTTCAGAACATTATCAGAAGTTTTCTCACCAATTTTTATTCTCTTACCTACAAGTAAAACTCGAGCAAAATCTCTAAGTTTTTCTCCTGATAGTTTTCGAACTATGTAATTAGCTTCTGCTTCTAAATCTTTTTGATAAACATCTTCAGCTGCTTGTTTTTCAAGATTAATAGCTTCTAAAACTGGTGTTGGACCACCACAATATAATGGATGGTTTTTTACGTGATGATACTCTAATGCTTGATTAGAGTCTGTTAAATTATAGGTTCTATTTTTAGTAAAACGAGTTACTTTAGTATTACCATATTTATCTACAAAACGCATTAATTCACCTGTTTCAACATCTGTATAATCTCTAACTGTTATTGAACCTGTTCTTTTATGATCTTTTAATCTAATTTCAGCACTGCCAGTTGTTATACACAAACTTAGCATTTCTTGCACCTCATCAGTTTCTTTTACTTTTTCCATTACTTTCAGTTAATAATATTAATTTATGCAAAAATAAGTTGACCACAAGAAAGAGGATTTCTTACCACAATACCAGATTCTGAAAGAATCTCACATGTGAAAGCATCTCTTGAATTTGCAGCTCTCATTGAACCTTGATCAAATGGATCAACCATACCAGGAATATATTTAATAATCATAGAACGGTTAATACCTCCAGCTCCCTTAACTTTCTTCTCAATGTTAGAAACACCATTAGTTGTTCCCATATTTAAGAATACCATTCTGAAACTTTCTTTAGGATATCCAGTTGCTGGGTCAATATCATTGCCATGCAAGTTTGGATCATCAAATAGAGGATTATGAACAAGAGTCATTCTCTGACCGATAGCGTTATAACTTGTAAAGTTAACACCAATTTCCATATCCTTACCTATCAATGCATCATAGATTAAGTTACCACTTGGGTATACTAAATCTTTCATTGCTTCATGGAAAGCAACCATACCGGCAGTACCAGTAAATACCATCCAATGAGCATTTTTCTCACCAGTATTTAATTTCAATTGAGCTAAGAAATCCGTTAATCTTTTTTCAGTCAAAGGACCAGAATAAGTATCAACGTTAGCAGCATCAATTTGTCTTAAGATACCGTCACCTTTTACAAGTGGCTTACCATTTAAATCAAAAACTGAAGAGTTGTTGTTAGCATCCATTGTAGAAGTAGAATACCATGAGTCTAATTCAAGCTCATAAAGATATTCATCCATTGCAATCTCTTGATCAGCAAAGTACCACAATCTTTGTCCACCAGCTTCAATCCAAGTAACATCAGTAAGAGCTGAACCACTAATTGATTTAGCTTTTCTGTTGATACCTAAGTGATTGATATACCAATCTGGGTAAACATGATTTTCGTAACCTCTTTCAGAGCTTTCTGTAAATGCAGTACCAACTTTACCAACTGTAACACCAGCAAGTAATGCAGCAGCACTAACAGCTAAAGCAACGTCAGTAGTCATAAGCTTTAATTGGAAAGTATATCCACCTGCAGTTGCAGAAGGCTCTCCAACAACTACAGCTTGAGCTTTATCAGCAAATCTGATTACATCGTTAGGGTTTAAATAATTTTCTTCAAATTCTACTTCGAATTGAGTTAAACCAAGTCCGTTACCTACGTTAGTTCCAGTACAAGTTGAAGGTCTGTTAGTTCTACCTAAAATAGACCATCTAAATGCATTTTCACCAATAAGTTCTTCTTTAGCAAACCTTGAAGTTCCATCAACAAAATATGTTAATGAGTATTGTGGGTATTGACGAATTAAGTTTCGTGCGATTTCAGGGTACTTTAGTAAGTTTGTTACTAAAGCATTACTTTCAATCGTTTCCTTCCCATAAGTTCCACTATGAAATTTCATCTTTTCATTTTTATATTAATAATTATCGAATGTTTCTGTTTCTTAACCTCCAAACATAAAAGAATTAGGATTAAATTCATCTGATTTTCCAGTCGGATCTAATATTCTTGTAGTTCCAGGAATTTCAGGTCTTTGAATGTTATCCAAAATTTCCTTCTTGCCTTTTTGATATCCTTGGTTTTTCATTGCTTTTAAGATAGTATCTTTGTTTTTCCACAGCCATGCTGCTTCTGAAACATTTTGATTACTTTCTGTAACACTTTTTAAAAAAGATCCTGATGTTATGTATTCATAATGATCACCTCTCACTTTATTTAAACTATCAGAATCTTTAGCCATTTTAAAACCAAACATTGTTTCAGTTTTTTCTAAATGATTTTTTAATTCTACCATTGAATCATCACGCTCTTTTTGAAGCCTTGCTTCATTATCACGCTCACGATTTAATTCATTATGCTCTTCATTGCGTATTGCTTTGTTAAGCGTATTTCTAATTTTTTGCGCTTCAATATCCATAGTGCCATTAGCATCATAAATTTCTAAAGCTTCGTCTAATTTTTCTTCTTTAAAGCCTTGCATTTCTAAATCTTTCTTTACAAGCTCTTTATCTTCCATTGATACAAAATTTCTCAATTTTGTTATTTTATCAGACTTTACATTTTGAGTTTTATACTCAGTTAATTTTTCTTCTAAAGCTTTATATTCTGCAATCTTATTATCAAATTCTTCTTTTGAAGTTACTCCTTCAATTCCTGTATCTTCCCATTTAAAACTATTTTCAATAGTTGTAGGTTGTTCTTGAAGTTCTTCTTTTGTTTTATCAGTAACAATTTCTTTGTTGTCTTTTGCTTCTGTAGGATAATCCCAAACAAAATCATCAGAAGTATCATTTTTGACTGTATCTTCAGCTTCTTCTACTTCTGGCTTTTTAGCAACTTCTGGACTATCAGCCATTGCAGATGCTTCAACAAATAAAGAAGCGTCAAAAGAATTATCTTCTTTTGTTTCTTTATTACTATCAACTGCTGACGTATCTTCATTATTTTCTATTGTAGGTGTTGAATTATCAACAACTACCTCTTCTTTTTCATTTACATTTTCTTCCATAATTAAAGTATTGTTTTAACAAATATACATTTATTCATTCTTTTTTACAACTTCAATTCTTTCTGTTACAGGCGCTTCTTGTGTTGGTGGAAGAATGTCTGGAACAGTTTCATCATTAGCAGCCCCAAGCATCATTTCATCTAAATTTTGATTTCTATTTGCTTGTTGCATGTCTTGCTCTTGTACAATATCACTATCGTGAATTTCTAATTTAGTTTGATTATTAAGTTGTGCAACTTGAATATCAGACTGTGCTTTAATTTGAGCAACATCTAATGGTACTTGAATTTTCTTAGCGTCTATTTCATTTTTAGCTTCTTGTGCTGCAAGCTCTCTTTCTTGTAACTCTACTTGTTGAGCTTTCATTTCTTTTAATGCACCTACTAATATATTTTCAACTTCAGTAGCACTATCACCACGAACAGCTTTAATTGCAGCTAACGGCTCTACAGCTCCAGTAGATGAATATCTTTCTAACAACTGTAACATCATTTGTTTTTCTTGAACTTCTTTACTACTATTTTTTATAAAGATTCCGTATTCATCTTTACTAATAGCTTTATCAATTTTAAAGGTTTGCATACCCATATCTCCAAAGATATTAGCCATACGACCTTCATTAGCCCAACACAAACGCATTTTGTTTGCCATGTCTTGTAAGACTTCTCCAACTATTTTATAATGTAATTCAAAAATTGGTGCTGTAATAGTAGTTGATTGTAATACATTACGTTCTGTTACTCCTACTAAATCTCCTGATTTTTGTATTCCACTTCTTGCAGCAGATATACCAGTAAGTTTATCAGCAGTTTCTTCTAACATCATTTTTAAATTAACTAATTGCTGAACTGAATTACTTAATGTAAAATCAATTTGTTGAAATTGATTAAATGTTGAAATCTGTTGACCTTCTTGTTTTGAATTAATTAATATTAATCCTGAGTTTTTAGCATGATACAACACATCTTCTAATGGTGTATTCTTAGGTTTTTGTGAAACATCATAAACAATAGATTTACCACCAGCTCTTGCCATACATAACTCAATGTGATACATAACCACATTATATAGTATTTGAATATTTTTAAGAGCATCAACAATAGATAATGTTCTACCATTTAAATTAGTTTTAATAACACCAAAGAAATCTAATTTAGCTTCAGCATAATTTTCTTCAAATCTATATTGATTAGGTTTTGGACCCCATTTGATTAATTTTTTATGTCCAACTTTAATAGCTTCCCAAACCTCAACCATAGGTCTTTTTACAATCTTCTCACCTTTCTTTTCTTTATAATTATCTGGAAGCATTTTATAATAAGGTACTTCTGGATCAAACTTATTAGGAGATTCTTTAAACTTCATCATTCTAATAGAACGCCATTGAACATCAACAACTCTAATTTTTAATGAAGAATCTTGTGTATATATATATGAACTAAATGGTACGTTATTATCAGCATACCAGGCAGATTCTTGATTTTGTAACTCTTCTATATAGTCAATATCTTTTTTAGTAAGCATATGCCCCCACCTATCAATAATTTCATTAATAGTAAAATATTTATCTACTCCAGCATATAATGAATCTTGTAATGTTTCTTTGTCAGAATCTGGATCGTATATAACTGTTCTTGGGTCTAACCTTGATGGTACTGGGTCTCCATTTTTTGTTTCTACTCTATAGAACTCTTTAGAAGTTACTCCCATATCAAAGAATCCTCTTTTAAAGATATTCTTTAAATCGTATTTTTGAATAAGATATTCTAAGCCTACATGAATTTGATCTTCAATTGCATCTCTAAATTTATATTCTTGAAATGCTTTAACATCTTCAGGAAGTTCCATTCCTAAATCTTCATCTTGAAACTCAACACCAGTAGCTTCTGAAATTTTAGCTCTTAAAGGTCTTAGGATAAATTCTGCTGCAACTTGAATTTTCTTTTCATTCTTACGTCTTATAGCACTTCTATTAACTACATAAGCTGTAAATGATAAAGGTTGAGATATTAATTCACCAACTAATAAATCAAGCTTAGGCATTATAATTGGATAATTTACTAAACGAGCTGGAGCTGTAATACCGTACATGTCGGTAACATACTCAAATTGTTTAATATCAAAATAACCTTCTGCTATTAGATAATTTTCGTGATCCTTTACTTTTTCATTCCGGTATCTATCTCCTGTGTCTTGATATCCTAAGATTGCATTTACACAGTCTAATACCCATTCTTCGTTTTTCTTATCAGCAGGAATATTTTGTCTTGGAAAATTTACACTATCGCTCATTCCTAATCAAAGTTATAATCAAAAGTAGGATTTTTTGACCTCTTTTGAAAGTTATTATTATTATTATTATTTACTGAAACTATTGTTCCATCATTTTTCCTTTTAAAATGTGGATAAAAATCTTTTACAGAATCTTCTTCTTCTTCTTTATTAACAATATGTCTTGTTGTGTCCATATCGTGTATTAAAGCTAATCCAAAAGCCATTACTCTATCTGTATTTCTTTTACCAAAAACTGCCATTTCTTCTAACAATCTCATAAAATAAATATCTTCATAATGTTTTTTAATATACTCATCAACTAATTCTACCAATAAAGATTTTTGGTAACTCTTCATATGAATACCATACTTATTAGAAACTTGACTATACGGTGAATCTGCAGAGCGTGGTCTTTCTTTTAAGTACCTGGTCATATTATGTTTAATAAAATACTTTAAAAAACCATCATCATTATATTCAACCAAAATTTGACATTGATAATAAACCGCTAATTTTAAACAGTTTTCATAAAATTCTTCTTTAGAATAAGGTCTATCTGTATACATAGCAACTGGCAATTCTCCAGGAATATCCATATTAATAAATCTACGATACACACACATACAACCATCTGATTCTTTATCACTTATAGAATTTTCTAATGAATCATCAACATGGTATGGATCAACAGCTGATACATGTACATTTTTAAAACTTTCTAAATTTTCATGTAATATTTCAAACTTACCATCAGAACTATATTCTACATCAATCTTAGAACCTAATATGTATTTTTCTTTACTATTTTTTTGCCAATGTAAATTTGCTTTTCTAACAATATTTAATTTTTTATTAGTAAGTATATTAGTTGTCTGTATATTAATTTTATCTAAATCAAAAGGAGTTGTGCCTACTTGAAGAAACATATGCTCTTCTTTAAGTGGCATTTCCTGTCTAAAAGCATAATACAAAGCTTTATCTCTTGCTTTCTTTTTTTCAGCAGCTCTATGTTCTATATGTTTAGTAGCTCCTTCAATATCACTAACCCCAGTTTTATAATGAAAAAATCCATGATATACTTTAGCAGCACTTATAAATATTTTTCTTAAATTATATTCTTCTGGATTATAATACATCTCCATAAAATCTTCACTCTCATTACTTATCTGATTTGAAGTTCCACCAATTATTGGTACACCAAATTGTAAAGAACCTTCTCTAAAACATTCTTCATTAGCATAATAAGCTTTCTTTAGTTTTTTAAATTCACCAGCTTCTTCAAGTACCCAATATGTCATTGTAGTTCCACGAAAAGCATCTGGCTTATCCATTACTCTAAAATGAATCATACTCTTCATTCCTTTTTCTACCCACTGACCTTCTTCTTTTTCTTTATAACCTGATTGTAATATTAATTCATTATTATGTAATGTTTGACTACGCATTTCAGTAGGTAATGCATAATATGACATCATCATTTTTTTTCGGAAATCTTGAACATAGTGTTCCATTTGAGCCCCTATACCATTTTCACTGTCTGGATATAAACTCCATTCTGCTAAAAGTATATTAGCATTCATAAATGAAAATCCTTTTCGTCTTGCTTTTCCTACTATAATACCATAACCACCTTCTTTAGCATTATGTATTTCAGTATAGTATTCGTGGTCTTGATCTCGATAGCTTGGCGGCATCATTCTCTTTCTGCCAGTTTTTTCATCGAAAGCATGTATCTTAGAAAAATTTAAATAGAAATAATATGGCCCTGGCATAAATGTACCACCATTAGGTTTCCACCCCTCTCTACATCTTCTTATTTGTTCGTTCCAATAGTTGCTATGGTCAATAGAACCCCTTCTTAATTTCTTAGAAGTTTTATCAAAAAGTACTGGTCTATATTTATCTCCACTAATCAACTTTCTTCTAATCTTAATTTATTTTCTAACATACTAAAGTTTTCACTACTTGTACCTTGAATTTTAGAGTCACTTTCTCTATCCTTTAAAATCAATGCTTTTATTCTATCTCGCGCTACAGCTGCCTTTTCCATTTTGATAGCTATGTCATTTAAATCTTCTAAGTTACTTTGTGTAGGAACCATTGCTCTATATACCTCAGTTATTAAATACATCTGCTCACTCATAGCATTATACTGGTCAACTAAAGGATCATATTGTAATTTTTTATATTCCTCTAATGCTTCCAATACTAATTCTTCATCACACAGCTTATTCTTGTAACTCTCAAAAACACTATAAGTTACAGTCCTTACTCTTTCTTTTTCTGGCAACCTACGATAAGGAGATTTATAATCTGACATAGAAACTATCCACCGAACCATATTACTTCCCATTCGCTTATGCTTATATACTTCCCACAGCTTAGGCATTAATGCAATTGAATTATCTTGCATAAATACATTACCCTCTCTATCAATCTCTATCAATTCGTTGTACATGAATATTGTTTTCTTTCTTATACTTTTCCCATTCCTCTTTTCCCATCATATCCGGAAACTTTTTTGTATCACAAGAATACATAGAATACATTTTGTTTGGCACTGTACACCCACATACTTCACACTTACCTTTAGGCAAACATGTATGCTTGCATACATTCATACGATAAAGTACTTGTTCTTTTTTATACCAATCTAACAATTGAAATTTATCGGCAAGCATTTTTAAATTGCCCTCAACGTATGAAACTATTTTTTCCACCATCCTCTATTACTCTTATATGCTGGAGTAACCTTATCCGATTTTTTATCTTTTTGTTGTTGTTTGATGTATGCATCAGTAGCTTCAGCTAATCTCATACCAAATGCTTTTTTATTTATATTCGATCCCATATTAATTTAATTTATGTTTAAAATTTAATTCTATTAATAAATTATGAACAGCAACTTCAGATTCTTTTACATGCCGCTCTTCTATATTTCTTTTCTCTAATTTAAGAAATTCATATATAGCATCAATCTTTTCTTCAGTTAATGCTTTTTGTTCATTAGGGCAATACACCCCATTTGTATTGTAACAATATGTTCCATCTACAAATAATGTGTAAGAATTTAATCTTACCACTTTAACATAATTAGTCATTCCATTTTAATTTTAAAAGGTTAAACACAATTAACTCAAGCAGATATGCCTGAGCTTCGTGATTGTCTGGCGTACACTTAATTCCTCTTTCGGCTAATATGTACCAACAGACATGTAATGATTCATGTACTATAACTGGTATGCTTTGTATTCTGAAAAATAAAATATGTATACCGTCAACGGTACAACTATAACCTTCTGTATCTTCTCTTATGTCAAATCTTGTCTTTGGAAATCTTGTCCTTAATGTCTCTTCATTATTAAATACTAATAACTTTGCTTTATAAATTGGTATTTCAATCGTTTGAATCATCTACATATCAAATTTATTAATTATTTTTAAAGTCTTACTTTAAACCTTACCAACGTTTTCAACATGGAATTAACAGACCCCAACAACCTTATCTCAACTAAAGCTTACCCCCCAGGCTATAAACCTAATGTAGTTATAGCTATAGTTACCCTAAAGTATTATAATAACAACAACAAGAAACAAGTGAACATATTTGTTCCAGACGTAACCACCCTTACCCTTGATGATGATTTTAGATTCCCCACCCCCTTCTTATATATGAATACCCTTAATAGACTATCTAAAAACCTAATCACTCATAAGAAAAATAAACTGTTCTTCTGGATTCACTCTATTGAAGTTATTAAAATAGTAGGATCTATCTCTTATAACATTGACTACTCTCTCAACTAAACACTATACACCCACACCATAAGTACCTTTTTTGTATTTGTCTGACAAGAGGCTGAGGACATACTTATTTCACTCCCCTATCGGGTCGTTCAATCTAACCACCCCCCCTATCCGGCACCACACTGACGTGTGTTCCATTTGAAACGTAAACGTTTCAGGTACTTTGTTGTAAATTGATATTGAATATCGTTCCTCAATCTGATATCAATCAACAACTACAGTCAATCTGAGCAGTAGCTGATGAGTGTCCTTACGTACGTAGGTAGCTATAATAAAGCTGTTAGGGTTATGTACATCAATTGCTTGTGCAAATGCGTAAGCGAAGTTATAAGAAATATCTAAGATAGTCAAGTTATTATGTTAAGTAGAGCAAGTAAGTTGTTAACATTACTATGGTGTTATCTGAATTTAAAATTTATAACTATGAAAAATATGTTAACAGACGCTGTAATAGCGGAATTGAATCATCTTCAAATGCATTTAGAATGTGCAGAAGATGCTCAAAAAGATTTAGAATTGGAAGGTTGTGAATGTACTGAGCCTGAGTTCTGTCCTGATGAAAATCAATGGGAACCAGCTCATATATGTTCAAGATGTCAAGAAGACCCAATTTGGAATGGTAAAGCTTCAGAGCTTTTAGTAAATCAAAAAGAAGATGATTTACCATTTTAGTAAGATTCAGATAGTACTTAGGTGCTATCTGATTTTAGAGAAACCATTTTAATTCAGGGCACTTAATTGTGCCTTGAATTTAAAATTATAAACTTATGGAAAATTATGTAAAAACTTTTTTTAATCAGTACAAAAAAGCTTCTGACTGTAAATCTAATATTATAAATATATTATGGAAAGAGCATTCAGATATGCATCCATTTATGACTAATGACGATATCGTTCAGTTTATGAAAGATAAAGATTTAGCTAACATATTGGTATATCAATTTATTAACGCAATTGATAATATGGATATAGTTAGAAAATGGGCTGATAAAAATAGTCCAGACTTAGTACACATTATAACAAAATATGATGTAGGAATAGAAGTATTTGGAGCAATGCATAAAGAATTTAATATGTAATTGTAAATCGGGTAACACTTAGGTGTTACTCGAATTTAAAAATTATATATTATGAGCTATAAAGTAG